CCCATCATGTTGGCGGCACTAGCCCCTAAAGCCAACTGCTGTTGCTGCATGCTGAGGTTAGGATCTATCGCATTCTGCGGTACACCTGTTAATAATCCTGCTAGTGTTTGTGCCATTGTCTTATCCTTCTCCATACTGCTCTAATAAAGCATTAAACGCATCAGTATTTCCTGAACTCATGCCACCAAATAAATCGCCTGTCAAAAACCCGCCAGTAGCGTTACTACCGCCTCCTCCTAAACCCCCGGTACTGGTGCTTCCTCCTCCTCCACTTCTGCTAGATAAAACAGACAAAAGGTTGTTTATATCATTATTATTTCCACCGCCAAAACCTAAAGCGTCTCCAATAGATTTAATCCAGTCAGGAGTAGATGCATCACCAACGCCCAAAGAGCCTAAAAGGCCGCCACTGTTAGCGTCTGCTGTGCCCCCAAGTATTTCATTAATTAACCTTTCTTGTGGAGTCATTTGCTGCCCTACTACACTAGACAACATGCCCTGAAGCTGTTGCTGCTGTAAAAGGTTGGCCATATTAGCGCCCTGCATGTAAGACTCAAGACCACTACGCGCTGCTTGTGCTTGCAGTTCTGTGCCTCCTAGTTGTCCTTTCATCGCTAACTGAGAAGGTAACTCAGCAGCACCAAACAAACCAAGAGCTTGTTGCTGCGGTAAGTACCCTGCAGCCATCATTTGCTGCATGTTGGCTATGTCAGCCGCACGTAGCTGTGAAGGCAATTGAGCTGCTTGTGTACCTAATCCAAACAAACCTGTACCTAGACCCAATCGACCCTGCTGTAGAGCCTGCTGCTGTCCTGCGGCACCAATGTCTGCTTGCTGTAGCTGTAAAAGATTAGCTAAGTCTTGCTGCTCAAACCCACGGCCTGCTTGTGCGCCTTGCAAACCTAAGCCTGCGAGTGTAGTGCCTCGTCCTATTCCTGCTGTTTCTAAGTCTGAAGAAAGTCCAGCTAAATTAGAGGCTAGGCCTGTTAACCCAGTAGCTGTAGCCATTTCTTGTTGTTGTTCTGCCATCGCCTGTTGTCGAGCAGAGAGACTGGCTTTAGCCATAGCTTCCTGACGAGCAGTTTCTTGTGCCAGTAACTCAGGAGATGCACCACCATAAGCAGCAGAGGACAACCCTAAGCGGCCTTGAGAAAGTAGACGCTCTTCTGTAGCCAGACGCTGACGTTCTTCCTCTGGAGTCTGTGTGGCTCTAATAGCTTCGTAAATATCAGCTTGTCGAGCTTCAGGAGATGTTAACAAACCTTGACCGGCAGCTCCTGCAAGTCCTGCGTACTGAGAACGTAAAGCTTCAATGTCAGCAGGTTGACCAGCTCTTTCTAGCTGCGCTTGAGCGCCTCCAAGACCTGCTTGAGTAATGCCTTCCAAGCCTGTAGGCTGACCCATCTGACCTAGTGTCTGACCAAACAGTCCACCTACTGCGCCACGTTGAGCTGCAATAGAAGGATCAATAGCACCTACTTGCCCTAGTTGTTGTTGTGCTTGACCATAGGCTTGGGAACCAATTTGACCAGCTCTAGGGTCGTAAGCTCCACCCAGTGTACTCGCGGCTGCTTGTGCGCCCCCTAGTAGTTGATTTTGTAGTCTTTGCTGTGGCTGAGATAAACGTAAGTCAACACCGCCTGTAGCGGTAGTGCCTATGTTAGCTAAGTTAGACGTAACACCAAAAGGTCTGAACTGGGACTGTTCAAAGGCTCTTTGACCTATCTCCTCACCAAGACCAAAACCTGCTTGACCTGTGGCCATAGCTCCTTCAATGCCCTGTTGTCCTGCGTAGTAACCCGCAGCTGTCTGTAAAGCCCCCTGTAAGTCTCCTGAAAGCAAACCGCCTAAAGCTGCACCGCCATATACCGAAGAACTGCTAGGGCCGCTAGAGCCTGTTGGTGGCAGGGTTATAGGAGAGGTGTCCGGCATAGCGGTGGTTTGACCGCCTCCGGCTTGTAAAGGAGGTGCAAAGCTGTAAGGAGTCTCTCCAGCTCTCATTGCACTACTGATATAACCCGGATTGTCGTTCTGCCATCTGTTTACCATGGCAGTATAATTGTCCGAGCCGCTTAAATCTTCAAAGTATCTATATTTGTCAATTCCAACAGCCATTAGTACGACCCTCCAGTAATTGTGTCAGCCGTCAGTGTGCCTGTCACGTTTACGGTAGCGGCTGTTACAGTACCAGTAAATGTAGGATCAGCAGAGTTAGCCTTAGTAGCGCTGGCTGTCGCTATGTTGTTAAACTCAGTGTCTATCTCTGTACCCCTTACAATCTTCGCAGCATTGCCTGAAGGGAGAGAATCCTTTGTAGCAAAGTTAGTTGTCTTAGTGTAATTAGACATTTAGATAAGTCTCCCTAGTAGAGCATGTATGTCGATTTTTTGAATTGAAAATGGAGCGCCGTTGACTTCTGCTTCTAAGCCAATGGTTACTACCTCACCACTGCCGCTGGTGTTAACCTTTGGTGTGTTGATGAGAATAGAAGAGGTGTACTCGCCTGTGGTATTGTACTCAGCTATACCATACTCAGCAATGTTAGAAGAGCCAAATGTAAAGGCTTGCTTAGTGTAATTAGCTGTGTAGTCATAGCCCCAGTTAAGTGTAGTAGGCGTGTTCTGACCACCAATGATAGTCAAGTTAAACTTCTTTAGGAACTTCAGGTTAGATGTGTTACCAAAGTCCATAGGGTTACTGAAGTAACGCATTTCGTACTTGTCAGCACCGTCCATGTAGCCTGTGTACTTAACAATGCCTGAAGAGATACCTATGTATATCTCACCGCCTTCTAGCGCAGCAAGCGACAGAGGGTACATACCAGACCACGTAGTAGCTCTGTGTGAGCTATCCTCCAGCTGCCTACGCATGTCAAAGCAGTACACAGTGTTACTGTCAGGTAGTGTTAACAGGTAGAACGCTTCTTCAGAGCTGTACAGTGACTTGATGGGGTTAGTCTGGAGCTGCACTAAGTTTATTAAGTCAGTACGTACATTCTTGCTGATGTCACGCATAGGCATGGACTTCTCTTGGATAGTCCTACCAAAGCTACGTACACCTGTCTCAGACAAGAACAGTATATCTGTGCCTGTGTGTTGTACTGAGTCACGGGCTATGCAACCAACGCCTTCTATGGTGTCTGTAAGCGTCATAGAGGCTGGAGAGGAGGCTCCTGAGTACACCAGTATAGACTTCTTGCCAAAGATGATTAGAAAGCCATTGTGGGCCGCTAGAGCCGTTATCTCGTCAAAGCCTGTAGGCCATACAGTAGTTACATTTAGCGAGCCTGACGTACCACCTGTCCAATGATGTCCGTTAAGTGTATCAGACCAGTAGACAGTGTGCTTGTTACCTGTAATGTCTGCTGCCCAGAGGCGGCCATATGCTGCTAAGACTTCGTTAGCCTCTGGCGGTGTACCCGTCGCGTGACTGTGTGCTGAGTGTTCTTCTAGTACAAACGAACCGTCATGGTCTGTGCCTAGTACGTACTCGTGGTCTCTTTGGAATAAGTAGACATGATCGTTTAAAGTAACAGCTTTCCAGTTATTAGCTGTAGGCGTGTACCCTGTTGGTGTAGCATCCGTTAACGTGGTAGTGCCTGTAAAGATTTTATTGTTACCTGCTGATATGACATACTTATCACCAGAGTTATCAATAAACTCGTACATAGTTTCTATACCACGGCTGCTGCCTAACACAGAATCACCGTTAGTAGAGACCTCTTCCCAGCCTTTACGCGCACCGATACGACCTAGCTTGTCAATAACACAGTTGTCTGCAACAGCAGCAAACGAGGGATCAACACCAATAGGTGAGTCCTGTGTGTTTAAACCAGCAAAGCCCGGAGCAGCTACTGTAATGTTCTGTAGTTGTTGTGCCATTAAGAATACCAGATAGTTTCTTCAGGGTGTTGTGACGCATCAATAGCAATAGCGTCAGCCAGTGTTCTGTCAGCAAGCCCAAACAACTCCGCTGAACTTGTACCGCCAGTCTCTCCACGCTCTCTAGCACCTAGTGCTGTAGCAAGCTGAACAACAGGTGACGAGGGAACTGCCAAAGTCTCTGTGTCTTCTGTGAAGTCTGCTGTGCGCAGCACTACGTTAAACCTTAATTGATACACACCGTCAGGCTTAGGGTAGATGTCCACAGCGTTGTCACCAGCAGCGTTAACACCGTTG